GGAATCCATTAAGCGTGCCGGGGCGCACCGTGACCAGATGCGGCGGGTTCTCGTCTTCGGGGTCGGCGTCGGGATCGACGCGGGCGATTAAGTCCCACGGTTGCGGGGTGTCGGGTGTGGATGTGCCGCCGCCGCGCTGCGGGGCCACGACAATCTCAGTCCCTCCCGGCAGTTTCTTGAAAGTGCCGTTGACCACTCGCGTAATGCGAAGGCTTTCAAGCTCGCGCAGGATGCGGTTGAGCGTGTCGGAGGAAAGCTGCCGATCCAGCGGTTGCCTTGGGCGAAACTCGCGGATGCCGTGTTGCATGATTAGCTGTAAATGTCGAAGTCTGCGTTCCAGCCACGCGGGCCAGAGGCGAGCCATTCGCGGGTCACGCGCCAGAAGCTGTTGCCCGTGTCGGGTTGATAGACCTTCTGAGCGCGAAGCCCGATTTGCAGCCAGTTAGAACCTTGCCGAAGCGTTGGGGCGTCTGGGGGCGGTCTATCCACGGAGCAAAGCTCGTTGAGGTTCGGCTTGTTTACTTCGTCGAATGTCTCGGAATAAGTGACCCCGCTTGGCGTGTAGTAGTGCGTTACGCCTTTGAGCATGAGCGCGTAGAGCTCTTGCGCTGCCTGTAAGGCCGCTCCTGTCCCGGTAAATGTCGGAGTGCTGCCGTCATTGAGCGCGGCCTTAATTGCTGCAAGGTCGGAGTCGCTAACCGTTCCGCCCTCTTGCTGCCCGTTGAACTTCGGATGCGTCTCGATGGGTTCCTGTGCGGCCTGTCCGTTGATCTGGATTTGAGCGTCTCCGGGGGCGCTGCCACTGCTTTCGTAGGTGTAAACGTAATCCCGCCCGCCATCTGGTCGAATGGTGTATTCGTTGGAAACCATCCGCATCCCGGTAGGAGCGGTCGGGGCGGTAGTCGGCGCAGCGTCATCCGTCACGCTGACGGGGATTTGAACGATCTTGCGCCCCTCAGGGGTGATCGTGCTGCGGTATCCTGCTGTTTGAAATGAGGCCATAAGTTAGGCGGGCATGAGTGCCATTTGTGGGGATAGCTTTTGTTCGATTCGGCCAAGGAGGGTGTTGGTCTTCTGCTGCTCGCGGACGGCTTGCGCGGCGGGGTTGGCTGCGTCGGAGAAGCGAGCAAAGGCCGCGCCTCCTCCGACCTTCTGCAAGCTCTGTGCGATGATGCCTGTGTTGGTTCCTCGAGAATCCATTTCCTCCACGTTGGGAATCTGTGTCTTTGTTGCGGAGAACTGCGAGCGAATTGCTTCTTGGTTGACCTTAAACTCTTCCGCAACGGCGCTGACAAGATTGTTTCTTTCTTTTTCCAAAGCCGCGGTGTCTATGGTTTTCCCAGCAGCCTCCACTGCCGATGACGCTGCCGCTATCGCATTGTTAAAAGACTCAGAAATGCGGTTTTTTACCTGTTCGATCGGACTTGTTACTGCGTTTTTTGCCAAGCCAAAGTTTTTTGCGGATTCACTGTCCGCAACGCCAGCAGCTTTTCTCAAATCATTTACTGGCTGACCGAATGAAGACAGAAAGGGAACCTTGCTTATTTTTTCAAATATGTCCGCTGCCGCCTTTTGTAGAAAGGCCGCAACTTTCTGGACTGCCGCCAGCAATCCGCTTCCAAGTCCGCGCCAAAAATCCGCTTTTGTAACGGAAGACATGATGGTCACAAAGTCGTTTGGTATATCGACCAATCGCCTCTGCATAAACGAAGTGATGAAAGTAAATCCCTTGCCAAGCTCGTTGACAAAATTTGCCGCAGCCAATTTAAACTGAGCCGTCAGGACATCGCCAATTTTTCCAGATGTTAGGTAAGTCGTTGCAAGGCCAATGGACTTGCCAAAAGATTGTCCAGCAGATGTGAAGTCCAGCCCGTCAGCGCGTTCAAGTAATGGCAACAGCGCCGGGACGATTTGATCGGCCATGCCAACAAAGAACCCTTCCAGCTTTGCCCCGCTTGTGTTGAGGATGTCCGAAGCCCGATCAAACTCTGTGGCGTTTTGTGTAAGAAGTTTTGCCTGTGAGCCTATGGCTTGCGAAGCGTCTCCGAGAGCGCCAGCATCGCTAAACAACGCCAAAAGCCCTCCTGCGCCTCGACCGAAAATCTTTAGAGCAGCGGCGGCTTTCGCGGCTGGGTCTGGAAGTGCGGCGATTGCCTTGCTGATAGCGGCAAACTGTTGATCAGCTGACATCCCTGAAAGACCGGAAACGGAAAGCCCCAAGTCCTTGATGGTTTTTGCCGACTCTTTGCTACCGCTCCCGGCATCAACAATGAATTTTTGCAGCTTGTTGATATACTTGCCAACATTGTCCGCGCCAATACCAGCCCGTGTAAACGCGAGTTGCAAAATTCTCAACTCTCCCGCTGCTACCCCGGTTCTTGATGAAAGCTCAGAAAGCGCACCGCCCATATCAATGGCATTTTTCACGCCAACGGCCAAGCCAGCGGCGGCGGCTGACGCTGCGGCCAAGCCAGCGGCAATGACCGGGACGCCGACAGCGGACAGCTTGCCAAGTGCGGCCTGCGCCTTGGTCAATGTCGCGGTGAACCCCGAAGCGTCGAGCGCGAGTTTTGCTGTGACTTTTGCGGCCATGTTAGTTGACGCCGAAGCCTGCGGACTTGGCGTTTTTCGCTAAGTAGTAATCAACACGGCGATTGATGTTGGCGGCTCGACGGGCCAATACCCATTTGAGCCTGCGCTCCAGCGTTCCCTTGAGTCGCGGGTAGATGCCAGCGTTGGTCAGTTCCAGTTCGCCGCGAGATCCGCGCAGAACGTAGTTGGCATACCCCGGCCTGTCGTGGCGGGTAATCCATGCGGGCAGCTTGGCTTGGAGCTTTTGGGCTGCGCCCTTCCACCCTGCGGCGGTCTTGCCGACCATTTTGACGGCCTTGCGAATGTAGCTGGCTTTCTTGGCATCAGTCGTGATGCCGCGATTGTAGGACTTGGAGCGGCCAATGTTGCGGTCTTTGTGCTGGCCTGCCGTTGTCACCCTGCCGTTGCGCCCGCGCTGGCTGCGGTGCCACTTAGCAAGGTCTGTCACGGCAACATCGTTATCGGACACATAGACGCGACCGTCCTTGGTGCGTAGCTCGCGGCGATTGATTGCCCCGCCAAAGATTTCGATGAATTGGTCGTAGAGGTTCGGGGCAAGGCCAATGAGGATCTTGTTGATGTCGTTGGTTAGGGAAAGCTCGCCGCCCTTTTTGTTCCACTTCAAGTTCTTGTTCGGCGGCGTGAGCTTGGCCGCTTCAACCACGATGATCTTGCCCTGCTCGTAAAGGTTCTGCTTTGTGCTTTTCTTGCTGGTGGCAATTAGCCGCTGTGCCGCGCGGTTAAACTCGGCGGAATCCACGGTCAAACTTGCTGCTTTGCGGGCCATTACTCTGTCTCAAACGCCTCTGTCAAAGCCGCCATCCGCTCAAAGGCGTCATTGGTTTCCTGCGATGGTGGCCCCGGTGGAACCGTCCAAACGTCATTGGCGCGCAAGGCGCAGTGTTGGTATTGCAGCAATCGGGCGAGCGGGAGTTGCCAAAGGATGTAGTCCTCGGGCCATCCTGTTTCCCGCGCCAGCGTGAAAGCGAAGGTCGCAATCCACGCTGGCTCTACGAGTTTCCCGGCGGCGATTCCTGGCGTTGGCCGCTGCTTGGCTTCTCGACAATCTCGACTTGCGCGGCTGCGGCCATGTCGCTCACGCGCTGAATCTCTGCCATGACTTCGGGCAGGATGGTGAGCGGGATGGAAAGCTGGTAGCGCAGCAATTCGTCCTCGATCTTCTGCGGGTCGCGGATGACTTGCAGGATGCGGTCAATCGGCTCGCAGTGCGCCCAAAGGAACCCCGACACTTGGCGCATCTGCTCAATCTGGTCGAGCGGCTGGTCGGGCGCTTCGCCCGTGAATTGGGTAAGGCCGAGCTTCTTGCAAAGCGGCAAGCTGCCCACGGTGAAGGGCCGCAGCTTGAAGTCGCCAATCTCCTTGAGTCGCGGCTCAAGAAACGCTTCTTCGGTCAGAGCAGTTTTAGCCATTTCGCTTTCTCTTTTTCGCTGGCGTTGGCGCGGATCTTTAAGACGCGCTGGCCTTTACGCATCAGAATCATCGGCTTATTGGCGCGGAAGTGTTCTCGCCACAGGCTGACGTTTTCGTGCTGGTGGCGAAGGTTGGCGATGGGTGAATCGGCGTGCGTCTCGCACCATTTCAGATCCATGAAGCGGGCGATGAAGTCTTTGAGCGCGACATTCTCCCCGGCGATGTTGGCCGTGCTGAGATCGTTAAAGACCCAAAGCGTCTCGCGCAGCGTGCCGTCTTTGGTTTCCTCGATGTAGTCCTCAAAGTTCTTCGCCTCGTCTTTGGGGATGAGTTGATAGCCAAAGGTCAGCGCGGCAATCGCCGCTGCGGACTCAAGGCTTGTCAGCGGGTTATCCGCCCGCGATTTGACCACTCGGATTTGCATTTAGTCTTACGAAGCGCCGGGGAAGTTCCGCATGGTGAAAGACCAATCGGCGTAATCCTCGTTGCGTTCCGTCTGCGAAATGTTGGTGATGATCGAAACCCCGCCCGAAACGCCCGTGATGCTGGCCGTGCTGCCAAGGGTGAGCGCGGGAAGGTCGCCGCGACCAGACACGGAAACCTCAAAGGTGGGGTCAAAGGCTTTGCCCTGTCCGTAGGTGCCGTCTTTCTCGGCAATGTGAAGCTCTTCGATGGACTTGGTGATCTCGACGCTTTGCGTGAGGGTGTCCGAATAGGCGGTTACGCCGATGTCTGCGACTGTGGAGGGCATGGCTTAGAGATCGTCTTTCTGAATTGAGGTGATTTCGTAGCTCGGAAAATCGTCGGCGGTCTGCGTATTGCGGACGGAAATAACCTTGGCCGCGCCTTCGCTGATGGCCCCGGCGGTCACATCGGAAAGGCTGGCTGCGCCACGCCCGCGACGGGTGAAGGTGGTTGTGCCGTAGCCGAGCTTTGTGGCGTGTTTGGTCACGCCTGTTTTGTCGCGGATAGTGACGACCTCGACGCTTTGCTCTTTGGTAAACTCCTCAGTCGTGGAGTTCGACGGCTCGGCAATGTCGGTGAGAGTAATACCGATGGAAGGCATACGCTTGAAACAAGTGTCAAACCGTGCCGATGCCTACCGCGACTTCGGCGGCGTTGACCCAGGCGCGGTCGGTGGTCGAGGTGCTGATTGAGCGGACGTAACGCCCGTTGAAAGTGATGCCGAGCGCCCCGGTGCTGATTGTGGAGGCAAACGAGGTTGCCATGTTGCTCTGGTTTTCCAGCGCCCCGGCAACCAGCGACCAGCGCGCAAGATGGTCGGCCTGCGTCACGGACAAGGCGGGGCTGCGGAGGCTGACGTTGACTGTGGAAAGGTAGAGGTTTCCGCTGGTGTGTTCGGTGTTTTCGGCCTCAACCACGATGGCTGACTTCTCCAGATCCACATCCTCGGCGGTTATAGACTCATGCACCGGGATGACGTTGACGATGCCCGTCACGCCCCGCAGATAAGCAGCCATGCACTTCTCAACGTTCAGCGGGTTCATGGCGTGCCACACTCCAAGATCCACTCCTGCGCCAATGGCGAGAACGCTTGCCGCACGGACATGATGTAATAGGCCTTGCCGTTGATTGTGATAGCCGACTTGGTTGACGGCGGGCCTTGCTGCCAGACGGCAAAGGGATTGTCTTCGGGCAGATCGCTCTTGCGGATGCGGACAACAAACTCCACGGGCGATTGGAAGCCGCCCGATTCAAGGTTGAGTTCGGGTTCGCCCGTGGAAACGACTGCTTGGTAGTCGATCCCGGCATAAGTCACGGTGCTGCCGAAAAGCGCGTTCAGCGTGTCGGCCATTGCCTTGGCAAACTCGGTGATGCCCGCGCGATTCATTGCCCTTGTGCCTCTGTCAAAGGTTGTTCTACCACCCCGACGCGACGGCATCGGGAGCTACCCGCTCAAAGACTGCCCTGCCACGGCGCTCGGCTTCGGGGTTTTGCTGGCGCATATATTCGGCATCCGACTTCGCCCCGGTGAATAGCGGGTGATCGTGATAGAAATGAATGTGCCGCCCGTCCTTGACCACGCCCTCCTTGTAAGCGCGCCAACTCCATTCGGTGTCGCTCCAGTAGCCGTCGAACTCAGGGTTGAAAAGCCATTTGCGCCCCGCGAAATACGACCAGTTGAAGCATGGCAGCACCATGATCTGGTCTTTGCGGAACCCGTCGAAAACGTGCAGGACGGCGGGCTTGCCTTTGTGTGGTTCCATCGCTTGCACAATCTGCTCGTCCCATCCGTGCGGCGGGTAGCAATCGTCCTGCGCCATGAGAACAATCTTGGCCGACTCGGCGGCGGCTTTCGCTGCGGCGTTGTAGTTGGCAACCGCTGACGAATGGCCCTCTGGCACTGCCGCGCTGACGGCGTGGGGATAGTGTTTGATGCCTTCGACCACGGCGGCATCGCCTTCGTTGACCCCAAAGAAATACGATACAAGCTCGGGGCGCGCGGCCCGCTCAAGGTAAAGCTCGCGGATCTTAATGGCCTGCTCGGGGCGGCAAGTAGGATGGCCCACAGCAATGCGCGGGCGGTAGCGTTTTTGGTATTCGCGGCGGGCTTTATCGGCTTCCTTGGTGCGGCCTGACTTGGCAAGCGCGGCACACTTCAGTTCATGCGCCCGCCATCCATAGAGGCTGGCATCGTGAATCCATGAGGCATCGTCAGGATCGTCGTGGGCCTCCATGCTCTTGCACCACGCCACGGCCTTCGACGCATCGCCTCGGGCCAGATGCACCTTGGCAAGCTCGGCATAGCCTTCCCTGCGGTTCGGCATTAGGCGCACGGCTTCCAATAGCGGACGCTCGGCTTCCTCGATGTCTTTGAGCCAGCGGCCAATCGAAAGGTAAGCCAAATACTTTTCTTCCTTGGCGAGATCGTCGCGCCCCGTGGCAACTACGGCGGCAGTCAGCGCCCCGTGGATGTCGCCTTGCAATTCGCATTCGCGGAAAAGGAACCACCATTCGCGCCCGGTGCGCTTGTCCTCGGGGATGGCAGTAAGGATGCGCTTGTTGCGCTCGACGCTGCCGCGCTTGTTCACGGCTGGCATATGCACTACTTGCAACTCCTGGCACCATGCGGCGTGGGTGTCGGGCCTTACCTCGATGTCTTCGTGGATGCAGTTGATCCACTTGTCGTAAACCTCCCGATGCACGAGGCGGATGCGGCGGGCATAGCTGCCTTGCATGGATGTCACATAAGGCGCATAGACGGCCTGCTTGGCGTCCAGCTTCCCCGCTCGTATCTCGGCCAGCACTTCCGCGCCCGTAGGGGCCAGCAAATCGTCGCAATCGGCCCACATAAGCCAATCGGCATCGGCGGGAGCCAGAGCAAAGGCCGCGTTGCGGGCGGCGGCGAAGTTATCAACGTGCGGCCAATCGTTGCCCTCGGCGTTGCGGTATTCGCCAACAATGCAGCCCCGCGCCTTGGCGATGTCCAGCGTGGCGTCGGGCTTCTGGTTGCCGATTGCCCTGACTACCGAAACGGAATCAACGTGCGGCTGGAAGCTATCGAGAAAGCGGGTGATGTAATCCGCTTCGTTTCCACAGATAATCCCGAGGTGAATTTTCGGCACTGACAAAAAGGAAGGGCCACGGCGAGTGGAACCGTGACCCCTTGGGTCGAAACCCTAAGTGAAACTCCCGCCGTTCCACTCAGACGGCGGGAGGTGAACACACGAACCTTAGATGACGAGCGCCATCGTGTTGCTGGTGAGGCCGGGGGCCGCGCCGAACATAAGCTCGATGGAGGCGTTGACCTGACGATTGTTGGTCGAACCCCAGACGTTCCAGTAGACGCTAAGGCCCAACTGATCGAGGGTGACCACTTGATCGCTGATCTGGAACTGCGAGGAAACCGCAGGGTCGATCATCGGCTTGGCCGAGGCAACGCACACCGCTTCACGCGAGCAGGCGAATCCATCAAGACCCGCGACTGCGCCGCTGAACGAATTGGCGTAGTAGACACCTTGGTCGAATCCATACGCGCCATTGTTGAGCGGCAGGAAGTCGGCGTTGGTCGGGATGAGGTTGCTGTAGATCTGCGGAGTGACAACCAAGCCTTTGCTCGGTGACTTGCTGATCGCGCTCCAGAGCGAGGCCAGATGGCCGCTGCCGGGGGTGATGGTGGTCGTGGTGACAGTCGCCGCGCCGTAGTTCACCGTGGTGATGGGCGTGATGGCGATGCTCCACAGCTTGTCAGCCAGCGCATCAACGTTGATCTTGATTAGGTTCTCAAGGCGATGGCCGAGGGCGAGGTCGCTCTGGCTGATGCCGAAGAACTGAACAACGTGATCCAAGGTGACGGTGGCCTTGCCAACGGTCACATCGGAGCCGGGTTCAAAGTTGGTGGGGTTGACCGCAGTAGCGGAAGTTGCGGACACAATCGGAACTTGGATGGTGTCTTTTGCCTTTTTAACTTCAGAACTGAAGTCGCTGGTGAAGAGTCGCAGAGGGGCGAGGCGGTTAGCCAAGACCGTCTGGACTTGATTGGAAATGGTGGAGACCACCAGTCCCGAGTCGAATACGTTAGCCATATTTTAGTTAGGTTGGTTTTTGGTTGGTTTTCCTTAGCTGGTGGCCTTGGAAAGTTTTTCGCGTGCGGCCCAGATGGCGCGCTTGTGCTTCGCGTAGAGTTCGCCAGCGGTCGCGTAGTCCTTGCGCTCGACCGCATCCATCCACTGCGAGACGGGATCGGACTTGTCTTCGGCGGCAACGGTCGGAACGACAGAAGCGGCGGCAACGCCTGCACCTTTTTCAAGGGCGGCGAAGGCTTCTTTGACTTTGGAAAGTTCGGCTTCGGCTGCGGTGGCGCGGGCTTCGACCTCGGCCAGCTTCGCGGCCATGTCGGAAATCTTGGCAACCAGTGAGTCTGCGGTGACGGCGGCTTGCGCCTCTTCGACAACGGGCGCTTCCTCAACGGCGGGCGCGGCTTCTTCGACCACAGGCGCGTCGGTCACGGACTCGACGGCTTCAGCGGCCACAGGCGTTTCCTCAACCACGGGTTCAGCGGCAGGCGCGGAAACCTCGGCGGCTTCGGAGATGACAGTGTTTTGCATCTTGGCCTTGGCGAAAGTGTCAAACCGTGCGCGCATTTCCTTGGCGCTGGCGGCGGCGGGGATGCCGTCCTCGATGGCATCGACAAATCCGAGGGCCACGGCTTCGACCGCATCGAGCCACGTTTCCTCGTCCATCAACTTGGCGATGGCTTTCTCCTCCATGCCGCTCTTCTTTTGGTAAGCGCGGATGAGGTTGGACTTCATGGTGTCCAACAAATCGGCCTGCTTGCGGAGGTCTTTGGCCTCGCCCGCTGCGAGCGTCCACGGGTTGTGGATCATCAAGAGGGCGTTGTCGGCCATGTAGACCGGGTTGCCCGACATGGCGATGACGCTCGCCATGCTCGCGGCCAGAGCGTCGATGTGAACTGTCAACCCGCCTTCGTGACGGGTCAGGGCGTTATAGATGGCGCTGCCTTCGACAATCTCTCCACCGGGGGAGTTGATTCGGAGGTGGATGTGCTTGTCTTTGTATTCTTTGAGTTCGGCAATGAACTGCTTTGCGCCGATGCCGAAAGAACCGATTTCGTCGTAGAGAGAAAGTTCGACCTCGCCGCTTTGGTCGGAAGATTTAAACGCATACCATTTCTGGGCCATGCCTCGGCCCGAGTGTCAAAGGGCGCTGGAGTCGGGCGGAATCGAACCGCCGTCCGCTTCGTCTTCGTCTGGCGAAGCGTCGATATCCTGTATCGACCCCGAAGGCATTGGCGCGGGTGATCCCGGCGCGGGCGGGAACACATCGGTGACGGCCAGCCCCGCTGCTTCGCACTTCTCTTTGCGGCGAACAGCGGCAGCAATCGCCGCATCCTCTTCGGCTTCCTCGTCCAGCCCGTGCATCTCGGCGAAGCGGCGGGTGGACATCGCCCCGGTGCGGACGATCTCGAGGAGGGCTTTGGTGTCGCGGCCGAAGTCCACGGTGGCCCTGGCCGGAGGGATGAAGTCCACCCTCCACCAATCGTCCCGCAGCGGCAGGCGTCCCGCTTGAATCTCCGACCAGACCCAATACTTCCAGAAGCGGCGGCAGAATTGATTGATCAGCCACTCCTGCAACTCGCTGAAAAACACTTGCGCGTCGGCCAGCACATAGCGGGTGTTGGCCCCACCGATCCCGGCCACGCTCCACAGCATCTCGGGCGAAAGGCCAATGCCCCACGAAATGTCGCGGGCGAGGAAATCGAGGAACGCCTGAAAGTTGTTGCCGGGATGTTCGTTTTTGAACTGTTGTAACTTCGTCCCCGGCGGCAGTTGCATGACGCCGCTTTGTCCGTAGAGCTTGTCGAGGGTCACGCTGCCCGTGGCGGCATCCTGTTTCTTCAGCGCGGCACCCATGCCGATCTGCATCGCGTCGGGCGACTCGATGATAAAGGCAGGCTGGCTTGCTAATTTAAAAGTTTGCTTCGTGAAGGCCACAATGTCGGCCATGTCGTGCAGATGCAGGGCCGCGCGCGAGAGCCATGACGGGCTGCGCGTGTAGCCGATGCGGGCGGGGCGGTGAAAATGCAGGATGTCATCCGCCGAGACATCGGTGAAGCTGCTGCGCGTTTCGTCCGTGAGCAGGCGGTATTGCGTGGGCTTACCCATCGCATCCACGCGCACACCGTCCTGCCACTCGTCTTGGGCGAGGCCCGTGGTGGCGTTGCCTACCGACTCGCCGCCGATGAAGCGCATAAGCGCGCGGCCATCCTTGCTTTTGACGAACTGCCCGAAAAAGTCGCCGTCAATGGCAACGTGTTTGCAGATAAAATGCTGCGCTTCGTAGAAATTGACCTGACCCGCCGCGTCGAATCCAAACGCCTCGCGCCCGCAAGTGTCCTCAAACATCTCTTCGGCCTGCTTGTTCCACGCGGAATCTGAGGTGCGGGCGGCGGGTATGATGCCCGTGCCGCAAGTGTAACGCGCCACACCGTCCACGGCGCGAGCGGCCAGCCCGATGTTGTTGTAGAGCCAGCGCGCCTTTCGCATGATGTTGGTGCGCGTCCCGCTCTGAAACTCCTGCCTCGGCTGAACCGTAGGCATATAGATGAGCGTGCGCCCCGGCTGATAAAGCTCGGCAGCTTCAAAGGCTGCGTTTTTCGCGTCCGCTTTCTTGGGACGCCCTGCGCCGGGGCGATAGCCGCCGCGCTTTGATTTTCCTTTGATTTCCGCCACGCACGGGCGGAAGTGTCAAAGGTCAGAGGCGGATCAGCGCCTCGGAATAGTCGGCGTAAACCATCCCTGCCCCGCTTGCTTTGACCGCATCGGCGGGCGGATCAAGCTCGGCAATCAAGTCCTCGACAATGTTGAGGATGTCGCCCTTGGAATATTTGCGCGCTTGGCCCGAAGTGCTGCCGCCTTCAAAGCCAGCGTTGGTGATAACGACCTCCGAATCAGCGATGGCGTATAAGTCATCGGCCAGCTTCAAAAGCTGACTCAGCGTCTTGGTGCGCTTGAGATATTTTCGGATGCCAGCCAACTCGGAGGTCATGCCTCTGCTGGCTCTGTCAAAGGTTGGGGTTCCCCCTCCTGCCCAAAATTCTCCTTGAGAATCTGCCACCCAACATAAGCCAGCTTAACGCAGTCGCCGTAGTGGTCATTCGGCAGCTTCTTCCATTGCTGCAAAGTTCCGCCCGCCGTGCGCTTGGTGATAAGTTGCTGCCCGCTGAGTCCGGCCATGAGCGCCTCTGGTGCGTCCATCGGAAGGCGGAAAAGCGGAGCGCGGCGGCGATTGATGCGCCAATCGTAAAACTCCGTTTTGATGTCGTTGTCGATGTATGTGTAGAGGCCAAGTCCTGCGGGAGACTGAAGGCGCGTATAGCGGACGGGATCTTTGCCGAAGGCGGCATCGCTTCCCTTGCTCGGCCACAGCACCGGGGCCGTGGCATAGCAGACATTGTAAACGCGCTCGGTGAGATAGCCCGAATCGACCAGCCCCCGGTTGACGTTGTATTCCCTGCCCGTGGCGTCCTTGTAGGTAAGGCGAGCGGGATTGCCTTCCTGCACAAAGGCAACAAGGTCTTCGGGCGACAAGACCGTGCCGCAATCAATCGGCGTAATCTCCCCCGCCGTGCTGACGGCAGAGACAACCCAATGCGTTTGATTTTGTCCGGGGTCGGCTCCGAGGAAAAGGAAAGCGAGGTTGTCGCCGCTGGCGTGCGCTGGCACTTGCTGCCACAGGCAATGCGGATCGCGGCAGTCGCGCACCTTCTCCTCTTTCACGTTCACATCAATCGGGGCGTAAGGCGTGGCGAGCGTTGAGTTGTTGAAGTCCTGCACATCGGCGGGCGTGTCCTTGCCTTGCAGGAACTTCACGGCCAATTCACCAAAACCGCAGGATCGCCACGGCGCGTAGAGGCTGTTGAGGTGATAGCTGCGGCGGCCTGCCGAAGCTGCTGGGTTAGTCGCCCGCCATTCCCCCTCGCGCAGCATCCGCGTTTTGTAACCGTCTGTGATTTTGCCGTTGCATTTGGTGCACTCGTAATGCGCCGAGCGCCGCACGGCATCCTCGTTCCACTTGCCGTCAATCTTGGCGTCCTTGTCCCAGCGCACTTGCGTGAACTCGAGGCGTTGCATCTCGCTACAGTGCGGACACGGCACGAAGTAATACCGCTGGTCGCCCGACATGAAGGCCGACCAGATTTCGCCATCCGGCACGGTGGGCGTGCTGGCTTTGACGCGCAGGGCGTTGGTGTAGCTCTTGGTGCGGTTCTCAGCCAATGCCACGGCGGAAGACTCGCGCTCGGTGGCGGCGGCGAACTTGTCCGTCTCGTCCATGATGAGCAGGCCCGCCGGGCGGCTGGCCAAGTTGGCCGGTGAGTTCGAGCCGATAAAGGTCAGCGTGGCGTCTCGGAATTGCTGCTCAAGGGCTTTGAACCGATTGACGTTGCCGGGTTTCAGCAACGAAAGCGGCGGGCAATCGTCCACCATCGGTTGCCATCGGTTCTCGGAAAAGCTGCGGCAAAGGTGTTCGGTGGGCATGACCCAGATGGTCGGCGCGGGATTATTCACCATGCGCCATGCGGCCCCGATCATCAAAATGGTGGTCTTGCTCGTTTGCGACCCGAAGCACAAGGTCAGGTCGGTCACGCGCGGATCGCTGAAGCAGTCCAACGGCTCGCGGACGTAGGGCGTGAGCAATGTGCTATACGGCCCCGGCGTCTCGGTCTGCCGCCGCGACAGGACAATCTCATCCTCGGCCCATTGCCAGACTTGGCGTGTGTCGATGGGTGCAAAGACATCGCGCAGGCTGCGGTCGAGTTGTTCGGTCAGCGTCACGACACAAGGCGCGGCGTCTTGCCCGTGGCATCGGCCCAGCGTTGCAGGCCAACGGCGACATACTGCGGGTCTAATTCAATGGCGCGACATTTTCTGCCAAGTTGCTCGCAGGCAATGAGTGTGCTTGCGCTTCCGCTGAATGGCTCAAAGACAATGCCCTTCGGTGGGCAGCTATTGCCAATGGCTCGCTTCGGAATCTCAATAGGCTTTTGCGTTGGATGCAAATAGGTTGCCCCTGCGTCTCGTTTTATGTGCCACACATCGGATGCAGCGTCTTCCGTCCTTGCGCCAAACCATTTATTCAGACCGCCCCCCTTGGGTTTGTATCCGTGAAAAATGATCTCGTATTGGTTGTGATAACCATTTGGCTTCATGGTGAAGCCGTTTTTCACCCAGATCAAATGGCGAGGAATTTGGCGGCAGTATTTCTCAAACAGCTTGGCATATAGCCCAAGGTTTTGCTCGCCTCCGCAAAAGTATAAGCGCGCGTCGTCAGTTGTTGCGTGGTCACAAGCTATACCAAAGGCAAAAGGAATCGCGGTCTGAGTGATGTCGCCAGCAATGGTCTTGTTATTTTTTCCGCCGCGAATATTCACTCCGTAAGGCGGGTCTGTGAAAACCACATCGGCCCTGTCCTCACCCATAAACTTTTTGACCGTTTCTTCGTCGGTGCTATCCCCGCACAGCAGCCGATGGTCGCAAAGCTCCCAAAGCTGCCCCGGCTCGACGCCCCACTTGGCGCGGAGTTCTTCGGCTTTGTCGATCTGCGGTTCGGCGTCCACATCGCTCGCTTCGGGTTCCTCAGATAGCTCCAAGTCCTGCAAGTCATCCGCGCCGAATCCGATGCCATCTAAGTCCACATCGAGGTCGCCCAAGTCGGCCAGTTCCAGCTTCAGCATCTCGCCGTCCCATCCGCCGCCGAGTTCGGCCAGCCGATTGTCGGCAAGGATGTAAGCGCGCTTCTGTGTCTCGGAAAGGTGCGAGAGGCGCAGGCATGGCACGGAGGCAAGGCCCAGCTTTTGCGCGGCCATGACGCGCCCGTGGCCCGCGATGATGCCGTTGTCGGCGTCGATCAGCACGGGGTTGTTGAAGCCAAACTCGCGGATGCTCCCGGCGATCTTGGCGACTTGGGATTCGTCGTGCTTCTTGGCGTTGCGCGCATAAGGCACGAGGTCGGCGGTTTTGATTTGCTCAATTTGCTGTTTCATAGATTTCGCGGAAGACGGTCTTTTGCAGATACTCCTCAAGGATGCCCAAGGCGTGCGGCGGGTCTTGCGGGTTGAGCCGCGCGGCCAGTGCGGCGGGCGCGGCCAGTAGCTTCTGGCGGATGTCTTGGAAGACGCCCCGATAGGCGCGCTCGGCGGCGCTCACGCTGATCGTGGCCTTGTCGCGCTCCAAGATGTCGCGGAAGCGATCCTCCAGCGCGCTTTGCCGGGAAAGGACGGCTTGCAGGGTTTGCACCCATTGGCGGGCCATCGCGTCATCGCCCGACTTGTGGCAGGACGCCATCTTGCTCTCGCAGAAGCGGCGGGCCAGCCGCACGGACTTGAGCGCCGCGCGGCACTCCTCGGTGCCGTTGGCGATTTCTTCGGGCTGGTCGGCAATGGCGAGGACTTCTTTTTCCGTGGCCGTGTCTTCGGGGGGTTCGGGGGCGGGGGCGCTCTCCACCCTCGGCGGCGGCTCCGTGGCCTGTGGCGGCGGTTTCTGCGCCGACACGGGGCGCTGGCCACTGCGGGCGGCATTGCGCTTACGCCATTCGGCCCCGGCGTCCAAGTCGGCGGGCATCCCGCGCTTGCGCCATCGGTGGATCAGCGACGGGCTGACGCCTTCGTGGCGGGCTTGTTCACGGACGGAGACGGCGTTCACCTTGCGGCGTTCACCCTGTCAAACGCTGGTGAACGCTCAAATTTACACCGAATGACGCCCAAAC